AACTAGGACGTATGTTAGTACTACCACCTTTCCACTGATCATTCAACTGGTCTTCCTCTGACTGTTTACAATATGCCATGTGATCATCGTCTTCTTGTCCACACTCTTCACAATACATTAGTTTCTTGATGGCTCCCATAGTATTACCTCCTCAGTTTTAAAGTCATAATCATCAGCTCTTAATATCTTAGCTACTCTTGCTTGTACTAGTGCATCCTCTTCAGTAAGACCAGCTTTATGAAAAGATGCTAAGACATTATCCCAAGTAGGATTCTTAAGTATCTCTACTGCTTTCTTAGGGCCAACACCAGGACATCCTTTATAGTTGTCAGTATTGTCACCCACTAGTGTCTGATACAAGTGCATATAATCTGCAAGAGATTCAGTTATAGTTTCAGTTATCTCAGTATCCATGTTAAAGTATTCACATGGTATCGTCAACATATCTTTATCAATGCTAACGATAACATTCCTAGAGTGACTACCATCAGTAGCTAGTATACCTAAAGCATCATCAGCTTCACACTCATGGAGAGTAAAGGTAGTATGATTTTCTTTAAGATACTCTACTAGAGAATGGTATCCTAGTGGTTTCTTTGTAGCTTTTCGGTTCCCTTTATAATCCTCTAAAATTTTGTGCCTAAAATATTTTGACCCTCTTGGAGAGAAGCATATAATAAAACTAGATATACCTATCTTCTCTTGCCAATACCTTATGCTACTATCTGCTTGAGCTTTAAGCTCTGCTAGATTAGTAGCTGTAGTTACAATACCATCAGGCCATTCTACCTCATTCTGGACAGCCCAACAAGTTCTGTATGTAAGTATGTCTCCGTCTATTAATAGCCGTGAAGTCTTCATCTAAATCACCCATGTCAGCGTGTCTTTGATAGTGACAGTTCTCACATACATAGACACATTTTAATATTTCTTTGAATAGTTTAATCTTATCTTGTATTCCTGCGTTTTGTATAATAGTTAGTTCTTTGTCTTCGGGAATTACATGGTGAAAATTTAAAGAGCGAGTGTCATTCATTAAACCACAATCTTGACAAGTAAAGTTAAATAACCAAGCATAAAACCCACCTCTAACTTTATGAAAATATTTATCGTAACCTTTACGATTAGTCTTTGAATTATGAGGATTACTTTTAAGAAGCACACTATTCATTTGTTTCATAAAAACTACTAAATCTTCTAAAGTCTTAATGTGTTTCAGCCCACGTTTTTCCAATATGGCTAGTTGCGGAAAGTGGGCAGCCAAATTCAAAGTATTGTCCTGCTCTGTGAATAGACTCAGCTGCGTGTGATGCGATGTCTTCGGCATACTCTTCTTTAACCTCTATTTGAAACTCGTCATGAATGTTAGCTACAAACTCATAGTCACCTTCTTTATATTGCATCTTCAAGCGTTCATCTAGTAAGATTAAAGCCTTCTTCATCAATATAGCTCCTGCACTTTGTAACAATGTATTTAAAGCAGAGTGTTCTGAACGTATGTGTAGTTTCCTACCGTCAAGACCAATGAGATGCCCACGTCTCCTGAACACTTGCTTAACCTTTTCGGTAAGTTCCATGAGACCACTGACTCCAGATAACAAGGCAGTTCTTCCCTGTTTGCCTCTCTTTGCACCACCTCCAAGAATCTTACCAAGCTTCTGATCTCCTGCCCCGTAAATGAAAGCGTAGAAAAAAGTCTTTGCAGTATCTCTTGATGATAGTCCAAGTGCATCTCTATTGAGGGAGTGAACGTCACTTCCATTGTCCTTAGTGCCATCGACTGCTGCTTTGGCATATATACCTCCATCATATCTTTTAAGGTATCCTGCTAGTGCTCTAAGTTCTAAACCATCAGCATCACAACCAACCAGTATACGATTCGTACTAGCTCTAAAAAGGCTACGACACTCAGTACCATACGGGCTGTAGGATGCAGGAACTTGAGCAACATTAGGAGAGCTATGAGTACAACGACCAGTGACTGCCCCATTTGTATTAACTGATCCGTATATTCTACCATTACGTTCAAGTTTAAGCCAAGCATGATTTCCCTCCGCTAATTGTGAGATACGTTTAGAGATTAAGAAGTGCTCTTTAAGTTCTTGACAATTAGGTAGCTGTAACTTACCTAACACAGCTTCATCTATCTTAGGTTTACCACCAGAAGTGAACTCTTTAGGGTTCCACCCTTGCTTCATTAAGCACCTAGAAATGTGATCCCTGGAGTTAGGATTAAATTCTACTTGTTTAATCTTATTGTACACAGCTCCTTTACTAGTGCCTCGTTTCTTACTACTAACCTTAGGAGTTACTTCACCCTCAGAAACAAACCAAGTACCATAACTTTTTCTAAGAGCATCACCTAGTTTTTCTTGACGTTTAAGTAGACTAACATAAAGTTCCTTACCCTTGTCTACATCAAAAGCATAGCCATGTTCTATTTGTCTCTGTATGATATGTGCAAACTTATGTTCTAAGTCCACAGCATCCTCAGAATACTCAAGTATATCAAAGTGATACTTAAGATGAGCAGAAACACTAACATCCTGTATACAGTAATCTGCCATTTCAGGAGTAAACTTACTCCACACATCACCTTCTACTGTACCCAATGTTTTCTTCAATACACCTAATCTTTGACCCCAAGCTTTTAAACTATGAGAACCATAAAGCTTATTGTCAATGCTACGTTCTTTAGCATCTATCTCATACAGATTAGTATGACATAACCTAGAGAGCACAAGAGTATCTATAATCTCTGTGTGCTTACTAGGTGTCCACCCTAAGATTTTCTTTAGTACTGGTAGATCATAACCTATAATATTATGTCCAATAATAGATTTAGCAGAACTCATAATCTCTAGTGCATCCTCAAGACAATCATAAGGCTCTTGATTAGAGAACACTTGTCCTGCTTGAGCTTCAACTACAGACATACCAATACAATGTATCTTAGTGACGTTAGGTAATAACCCATCTGTCTCTATGTCTATAATTATGTCTAAACTCATGGTCTCTCCTGAAATATATTTCTTTTAGGGTACACTTTATCTTCTAATTTAGAAAGGCGGTGATACATCTCCTTCATATCTTGTTGTAGAGTTCTCCACCTTACATTCTCTAAGTCTTCCTGTGTTGGTGTCGTAGAAGAGGCTTCCTGCAAGTCCCGTAGATGAGCCTTTATATCTTGCCTTAAGTACTCTAATAGAGGTCTCACCGTCCTGCTGCTGGTCTCTCTCAAGTCCAATGACGAAATCACTGAGTTGAGCAATACTTCCTGACCCTCTAAGATCGCTGAGAGTGACTTGTTTTCCATCTTCATGTCCCTTTCCTTGTTGAGGTCTCTTTAAGTGTGACACAACAAACATACCAATATTAAGTTCTTCTACTAGTGACCTAAGTTGTGTCATTATGTTGTCTATCAATCGTCTCTCATCTCCACCTTCAATTCCACTGACCATAATACTGAGATGATCAAGAACAATCCAAGACACATTACAGGAGTGAACGAGATAACGAATACGACTAGCCAAAACGTCAGCATCTAAACTCCCCCAATGATCATACAGATATAATCTGTTATCTGCAAATACCTTTTCCCATATATGCCTTCTGTACTCCTCATCTAAATCCTTTTCTAAATGTAACATCATGTTAGCTTCAATAGACATAAAGTCTACGGCAGCTTGTCTAACAGACTCCTCCAAAGCAATATAACCCACAGTCTCACCCTTACTGAGAAGATAAGAAGCGATTTCTTTAACAGCTGTAGATTTACCTGCACCAGTTCCTGCACAGAATGTAACAATTTCACCTTTTCTAGCTCCTAAAGTTTTATCATTAAGTCCTTGCCAAGGATACTCATGGTCACTAGCAGACATAGGACAATTAACTAAGTCCCATGTATCAGCTCCTGCTATAATACCATCTGGTCTATGTACTCTAGCTCTCCAGATGGCATCGACTACAGCTGATCCTCCTTCTTCACATAGTAGGTCACTCGCATCCTTCTTTCCCAATCTGGCAATCTTGCATCTGCCTGGTGGGAAGAGTTCAGCCACCTCTTGAGCTGCTTTCTGACCTGATTTATCCATGTCAAACATGAGAATCGTTTCATCAAAGCCAAGTAACCACTCCAAATTTTTTGCCACCACTTTTT